TTCACGGCCGCGATAGCGGACATGTGAGTACTTCCTTTCTAAGAGTGGAAGCCATCAACCTCGACCACGAAAGACCTGCGTTAAGAGAGCGATTGCGTTAGCTGCCCTCTGCCCACCTTCTAAACCGCGTAAATTAAGTTGAGGCGCGACCTGACTGGGGAAGTCTGAAAGACCCACCCGGTTCAGCCACACCTCTTCTTTGCGGTAGTTGGCGTTCAGATTGACAGTTACGGTCGGCTCCCCGACTGCAGGGCCAGCGTAGCTGATGGCGGAATCCATCCTCACTCGCGTAAAGTTCGTCCGGCACCCGCTTAGAAAGGTCAAACCCTGGAACGCAGTTAGCGTCTCAAGGTAAGGACCGATCGGCAGGAACCAGTCGGCTACGAAGGAGAATGGAAGGATTTCCCATGCGAGGTTTATGGGATTTGTAAAGCCGGTTTGCGCCGCAAAGGCGAGACCAGGATTGTCCATCCTATACCTAATGACGAACTTCGTTCGGGTTCGGTTAATGAAGGTAGTTTTACCTCCATTGCCGAACCCTATGACGCCGTCACCGGGGGGATAGTTATCAATCACGGTTTCCTTCGAGGCACTAGCCGTTGCTCGGACACTCCGGACGAACGACCCGACGTTTGTTAACGTTGGAATCGCTGAAAGGGTCCCTTCAATGTCACTTAGCAGAGGCTTCCACCCATACTGTAACTCGAGCCAGTTACTGGCAAGAGATTTAGTACGGGAAAGCTTGCCTGGGTTGACACCAGAGGTCCTTCGTCCCGCAGTCAGCGCGTTAACTGCACCGGTAAAGTTAAACCGTTTCAGCTGACGTAGGCTATTTACAATCTTGGTAGCATTTCCTGCCACCATAGATGTAACCTGGTTGTACTGAGCGAGGTTCTGGGCGAGATTTGCTTGTATTCCCGCCTGGGCCGCGTCAATCAACCGCCGAACTGCGTTTTGTTCCGCCAAAGGCAAATGAATCGCAATTGGCGAAAGGGGTGGCGTATACGTCTCGGTGTATGGATAGATATTAAGCTCCCAGTTCCCAGATGCAGCTTGCACCTGGTACTTTGAGTAGCGATCTTCCAATACCTCAACAATCTTCACAGCATGCGGATTAACCGGTAGCTGAGAAGGTTTTAGCTTTCCGAAGTTCGCCGTCCGACTGCCCGACCAGGTGCGTTGATAAGACAGCACCGGGACGACAGACTGGGAGAATCCATTCCGGACTCCCCCAATACCCGATTCAAACGTCCGTAAAAACTGACGGTTGACGGTTTCGGGCGACGGCCTCAGATTGCTAGGTTGAGGGACCGCGACGCGACGTCTGTAAGGTGACTTCGCAAACCTTACAGCCCGGGCCTTAGCTTTTCGCAATAGACCTGAGGACAAAGTTGTGGATCCGTTCAGGCTTATAACCACCTGGCCAGTATTACCGACCGGGAAGTATTTCACACTGAACTTAAC